ACTGACATACCTTCAACCATAAGACCGTTTCCGCCTGCTGACAAGTCACCATATACAAGGCTTGTAATCCAGGCGTTGTATACTCGGAAACTCATTGAACGATGTAGTTTGTATGCATCTACTGTATTAGTGGTGCCACTAGATGATGTGCCTTGTGGGTTAGGATGACTTAGCACGTGGATGTCAATATTTGCACGGAACTCAGAACCAAGTGTTCCTCCGCCGTTTCCTTGTACTGCAATAAAAAGCTTTTTCATCCATGTAGCGTTGGCACTACCGCCAAGCGTCTGACCTCTTGTAAACTGCAATGGTTGAAAACTTGCCTGACCTGGTAGGTAGTGCATGTTTGTATTGAATCCACCTTCACGGTATGCAATAGGATCAACTGTTACTGCTAATCCTGAAACATTTGTAAAGCCCATAGTTCCGCTGAACCATGATGGCTGAGAAGTATCGTGTGGTAAAAATTGAACCAAAAACCTAAAATTTCTGATTGCATCTGTTTTTACAGAGCTAAATGGCACTGTATAGCCGGAGGAAGTTGTTCCACTTCCTGATCCTGTTGTTGGCATTTTCTTTTATCTCCTTAGATATTTTTAGGCCTGGACGACAGCGGCACTACCCGTAATCTGTCCAATAGTGATTACAATGAATTCAGCAGGGTATTGCAGAGCAACACCTACTTGAATATTTACCCTGCCAGATGCAATGTCAGACTCAGTTGTTGTCGTTTCATCGCATAATACGTAATAAGCCTGTACTGGATTAGCTCCTCTTAAGCCACCTTGCGCCCAGTATTGAGCTAGCCAGTGACCTAATGATGAACGTATTTGAGCCCACAAGTAAGCATCATTATTTTCAAATGTTGCAAAGTTACTTAGGTTAGTTAGGCTCTTTTTAATGTAGTTCAAGCTTCTTCTAACATTTACGTACTGATTTGGAGAAAGGTTAGAAATGGTGCGAGCACCCATAACACAAATACCTGTTCCAGGTACAACACGGATTGCATTTACAGCAGTTGATGAACCGTTAAGGGTGTCTAATTCAGCGTTGGTAAGTCTCTTTTCCAAACCAAGAGCTAAAGAAATGCGGTTTCCATAACCTGCAGGAGCTTTAAATACGCCGCGAGACGCATCAGTTGCCTGGTACTGACCAACAATTGCTCCGCCTGGAGGAACGGTAACAGTAACGTTTCTTACGGCTTTTGTGGTATCTGGAATAGTTAGCCATGGGTAGTAAACAGCCGCATTCTTGCCTGAACCGGAAAGACCTGAAGCTGAAGTAATAACGCCAGAAGCTGTTTGACCAGCAAGCGTATCTACTACAACAAACGAATCTCCACGAGTATCTGCGTAGCTGATTAGCGCACCATACGCAACTGCCCAATCGGAGCTGTTAAAGTATGCTGCATCCGGAATATTAAGAATAAGTGGAGTATCAAACTGATCAAGGTCTGAAGTTGCAGCACCTAAAATTGCAGAAGTAATTCCACCAGTACCTTCAGTACCACCTGTAAGGCCATGAAGAGTACCGTCTGCCAAAGGGCGTAAAGCTGAAGTTGGAAGGTCAGTTGCAGTAATGTAGGCAGAAGTAGCATTGATAATTGCCTGAGCGTATCGTGCATCGGTTGAAATAACACTAAGATCAGTGAACTGCTCTAGGATATTTGAACGGCTATCTGCGCCAGTAGCAACAGGTCCGTAAACTACAATAGAGAAGCGGCTACCACTTCCGTACGCCAAAGCTTCTACTGAGATACCTGAAGTTGAGGTAGCAGTAGCCCAAGCACCTGGACTTTTTGCAGAAATAGTAAGAGTAGCTGCAGAAGCAGAGTCTGTAAGAGTAACAGAAGCGGTCGTAGCACCAGACTGAGTTACTCTGCGAACGTAAGCATCACGGCCACCGTTAGCAAAGAACTGGTACAGAGCCACACTGGTTGGCAACGTGTAGTCCAAATTACCGTAGTATTTTACAAAATCAGACCAGGTAGAAACAAGCGTAGGGGTTATTGGACCCTGCGATAACTTTCCAATAAAAGCGCCAATTGCATCAGCGCGGTCTTGAGGTGCAATATACTGTTGCTGGGAGGTTGTCTCCTGTATATAGGCACCGGGGCGACTAAATGTAGTCATCCTTAACTCCTTAAGTTAATAGTTGGTTTTATTCTATGGTGTCCGAATGTTATGCGGGTGGTGTAACGTTAATATTTGTAACAGTTGATAGCGCAATATTTACGTGTTCGATAGCTGCTGCTGCTCCTACAATCTTGCTGTAGAACAACTCACTGCTTACTTTTATTGAAAAAAGGTTAACATAAAGCTTTTTTCCGCCTTCTGTTGTATCCCTTTTTCTATGTCCAAGAAGTTCAACTCTTCGTAAAGTATTGTCTTCTGGAATCTCTAATGTACCATACCTAAGCGGAAGTTTTGTAGACAAAATGCTTGATAGTATCATTCTGTCATGCATAGGCTGGCGGGCATATGAAACTACTTGGTACTCAAGATCTACCGGAACAGGTAGCTCTGAGTAGTGATTTACAGTAGGGTCAAGACCTTCTGGAGTATAGTTAAGCTTACCATAGCCTCTGTTATTACGGGCGCGATCCTCTGTAATATCTATAAGTTCTATGGTTATATATGGATAACTTTGATTTCTAATTTCTACGTCAGGTTGACCAAACCAAACGCCTACCGAACGACTATTGCTTTTAAAATCACTTACGGTAATCCCAGTTAATAGGGCTTTTAAAGCTTTATCTTCATTAAGAATAAATGGCATTAAAACACCTGCCATTTATTAATTACAGATGCCAACATGTCATCATAATGAGATGTGCTATCTGTAAACCTATTCATAAAGGTTCTAATAACAGGGTTAGCGGGAGAATCCTGAGTACCGGCTTCTTGATCTAAAATTTGATCTTCTAAATCTTCAGGGTAAGTTACCTTAAACTGGCCTTCGCCAAGGTGGGTAACAGTAAGTTTGCGAGAAAGTTCTGTTGGCCAGCCACTATCGTAGGCTTGACTTCGCAAATTTGCCGTAGCTTTTTTAGAGAGCTGATCTCCAATTTGATGAATAACTTCGCGTAAATCGTTTGTATTAGCCACTTATTTGCCCTTTAGCAGAAGGGCCATTGAAACAACGCCGGCTGCTAAAGATTTTATACTTACTCCGTCGATGCCAGTAACACCCGCGAGAAACTCTCGGCGGTCGGCTTCAGACTCTAGTCTGGCTAATCTATTAGCTAGATCTAACATAGCAAAGTTCCTCTTCTGAGGGGCAGTAATTCAGCAGTATCCGGATAAATCCGGCGTCACTACTGAATGTACCGCAAAATCCCTCAATAGTCTTAATTAACTATTACTTCTTTTTAGTAACTTTTTTTACTGCTTTTTTAACTGTCTTGGCAGCTTTAGAAAACTTACCAGTTCCGCACTTGCCCTTGCAGTTTGCCTTTGAGCAGTCGCATCCACAACCCTTACACATGTTTAACCGTTCTTTCTATGCCAGTCTTTAACTGCTTGCACACCTTGTGCTACAGTTTTTGCTCCTGATTTCTCAGTCAAATTAATCTTATCCCATTTACCGCCATGCTTCTCAACATGATCTACGTAAATATCTCCGTCTTTTTCAAAGACTTTATGGGATTCGCTAGCTACTTTAAATACTTTAGATCTAGACATTGTGCTCCTAATTTGAATACTGGGCAAATTGTTCGTCGTTGACCATTTCTTCAGAGTTAACCTGATTAGCGTCCAACGTAAACAAGGTGTATTTACCTTTAATTAAACCACGTGGGTAAAAGTGGGTAGGCCTAAAAACTTCATTTCTATAAACTATACGGTCTTTTAAGAAATCATCAGGGTTTGCAGGCATTGTAGGAAAGATAGATTCAATATCTTCCATGTTCATAGTTACTCTTAAAACGTCAGTGTTGTAAAAACCACGCTCATCTTGAAGGGTAACGCCCTGATAAATGACGGCATTTACGCAAGGCATTTGAATACCTGCGTACCATCTACGCCCAATAGTACTTGAGCCGGTGTCATAAATACTATCTACGCCCGTGTCTGCAGCATCCCAACGCCACCATTGAACTGTTTCACCGACAGGTCTACGAAGATCCTGAGTAATTCCGCTTAGTATGGACCGTCTTTCATAGTTAAAATCAAAACGTCCACCCGGTTCATTGGCTTTCATTTAAACTCCTAAGCAGCTTCGTAAGTGCCACTAATAAGAATATAGTCTCCAACAGCTAAATGACCAGGGCTATTTGGAATAACAGAAGCGGAAAGAGAAGATCTAATTACATATGATGAGCCGCTGTAAGTAGCATTTTTTAAAATTTGTACAATACCGACAGAAGACCCACTTGGTATTCCTCCACTAGTGTAGCCATTACTTGTTTGTAGTACGGCCTCTCCCGGGAAAGAGCCTCTAGTAGCAGAAGTAATTCCGTCTGGATTAAGAGTAACCGATAAACCCATAATAGCTTGTCCAATACCCAAATTACCTGAGGTGTCAAAATTAGCAGGTACAGGAAGGCTAAACCTAAATGACCCCGAACTATAGGTTAAAGATCCATCCCCAGCGGTTTTAATAACAACGGTAAGCCTATAATTAACCGTTTTACCCACTTGAGTATATCTAGCATTGTATACTTGATAATTAGCGGTATCCATAAAGTCAGTTGCAAATACGGGAGTCCAAGTACTCCAAGCCCCAATTCCTGAAATTTTAGACTGTGAAATAGACGCACTACTGGAAATATCAGCATCTACAATTTGTGAAGAACTTAAATTCCCAACGGAATCCACGTGAACTACTGCATTTACTCCTCCAGATAAAGCTCCTACTTTAGTTAAAGAAGAGTTAACAATAGTGTTTCCAAGAGTTGTTCCAGTTGTAATTTTGCTAACATCTAAACTAGGTACATCGCTAGAAGATAAAATTGTACCTGCAGTTACTCGACCATCTGCCTGCACAGTTAACTTAGTGTATGTGCCTGGAGTAACGCCAGAAGCGTTAACAGACAACGTATTATAGTTTCCAGAAACAGTTCCAGTAGCTCCAAAAGTGCTGCTTTGAGTTAACGCTGTGTTAGCAATTTTTGTAGGGGCAATGCCCGCAGTTGAAGATACATCTGCGTCTACAATTAAAGAGGTAGAAAGAACGCCTGTTGCTGAGTTATGTACAACACCTGCAGTGCTAAGACCAGATAAAGTCACAGTACCTGTGAGAGTTGGTGCGGCACTATTAGCTTTTAGTCCTAAAGCAGTGTCTAATCCAGTAACTGCAGCCGTACTTGCCAATTGAATGGCTTGGTTAGATGCAGCAGTCAATCTACCTTTGCTATCTACGGTTATAGCTGGGTGAGAAGTAGCAGAGCCGTAAGACCCAGCGGTAACAGTTGTAGCAGCTAGGGTTGGGCTTGGATAAGTCCCCGTTAAGTCACCGCCCGCAGTTGCACCTGAAGATAGTTTTCCAGATAGAGCCGTGTCAAGGCCTGTAACTGCAGCTGTGCTTGCAAGTTGAATTGTGGTATTAGCCGCTGCAGTCAGTCTACCTTTAGCATCTACAGTAACTGCTGGAACAGCCGTTGCAGAGCCATATGAGCCCGCAGTTACGGTTGTAGCAGCTAATGTAGGATTCGGGTAGGCCCCGGTAAGATCTCCACCAGCAGTTGCTGTAGAGGACAATTTACCACTAAGGGCAGTATCTAAACCAGTAACCGCTGCGGTAGAAGCAAGCTGAATTGTGGTATTTGAAGCCGCAGTTATGCGGCCTTTAGCATCTACGGTAATAGATGGGTGGGCAGTAGCAGACCCATACGATCCAGCCGTCACAGCTGTTGCAGCAAGAGTCGGGCTTGGGTACGAGCCTGTTAGGTCCCCGCCAGCAGTACCAGAAGGGGTACGGGAGTTAGTTAGGCGAGTATCTGTACCGTATACAACCTGGGTTGTAGAAGCATCCCCAGTAGCTGGAATATCTTTAGTTGCTGCAGTTCCAAG